ATTGTGCCTGAGATGTTTAAAGACGTGAAAGGTAAATGGAGTAGTAAAAGGACAGTAAGCGGTGCTTTAGCGATAGCAGCTGTATCTCAAATAGATGCAAACGGGATCACTTGGCAAACGCTTGTTTTAGCCGCAATAGCAGTAATACCTTTATGCTTCTCAGTATTCGAGAAAAAATAGTATATTAGTGCCAAACTTACTATATGTCGCAAAAGAGAAATAATAGATTTCGTTTGAAAGGTGAAGAAATAGACCTTATCAAAAAACACCGAGCAGGAACCCTAGACAATTTTAACGATAATTCTTCTTTAGATATTCACTTATTAGAACGTGGAATAGATAAAAAAGATGTAGTGTCGGTTAAGCATTGGCAAAACATGGGCGGAGAGCTCAGATTTTCAATCGTTACTAAAGATGGGAAAGGTGGATTTGATGAAAATGGAATGTTTGAAAGATTAAACACTTTCATAAAAGATCATGCTCCAACCTACCCGAAAGTAAAAAGAAACGAAGGAACTCATTTATTAGTTATAAATCCTGCTGATATTCATATTGGTAAGTATGCTAACGAATCTGAAACAGGAGAAGCCTATAACACAGATATAGCAGTTAAGCGTGTGGTCGATGGAGTACAAGGTTTAATTGATAAATCTAAAGGGTTTAAGATTGAAAAGATCCTGTTTTGTATTGGTAATGATATACTTCATGTAGACAATGTATATAATCAGACGACGAAGGGAACCCCACAAGACTGCGATAAAAAATGGTGGGAACATTTCGAGATAGCTTTAGCTTTATACGTTAAATGTGTAGAAATGCTCAGAGAAATAGCTCCTGTTGATTGCGTTCATTCTATGTCTAACCACGATTACCAAAGTGGGTTTCATTTAGCGCACGCTTTAAAATCATGGTTTAGGTTATCTGAAGACGTTCAAGTAGACGCAGGTGTAGCCCATAGGAAGTATTATACTTATGGTTCAAACTTAATAGGCTTAGAACATGGTGACGGTGCTAAAATGGATAACCTTCCTATGTTAATGGCTAATGAAAAACCTAAAGAGTGGGCAGCTACTAAGTATAGATATTGGTATCTTCACCACTTACATCACAAAGTAAAATATAAATGGAGAGATGCTAAAGATTTCATAGGAGTTACCGTTGAATACCTTAGATCACCTTCAGCAGCCGATTCATGGCATTCAAGGAAAGGATATACAGGATCTCCTCGTGCGGTAGAAGGCTATTTGCATGACAAAGAACAAGGTCAGGTAGCAAGATTAACACATTTTTTCTAATTGAAAACTAAAGAGTTACAGAAATGTAGCTCTTTTTTTATGCAATGTAGCTCAAAGTTTATGAGTTTATTATATTAATAATTTGCATAATCAAATAAAAGATTGTAAGTTTGAGGTATCAAATGCAAATAAGCATAGATGCAAAAACAACTAAAATGGAAAAGCTAAAAAACAATCTTCACGTTATGTTCGGAACGGATATATATTCTTACACTACATTGGTAGCTATTATACATGAAGATCATATTGAAGAATTAGGTTATTGGAGTAAAACAACTAGAACCCACATCAACTACGCAGGACAATTTTACAACTTAGAAGTTAAATATTATAAAAACTAAATTATGACTTTAGAAAACCAACTAAAAGAAGCCTTTGATTTGAATAAGGCAGCGATTGAATCACAAGATAAAAACGCTAAAATAATTAGGAAATTCGTAGATTTGGTTAAAATGATCAAACACCAAGAATTCGCATCTTCTAAACGTGTCGGGGTTAGTATTGATCATGACTACAAAATACAAATGTTTTGCCAAAAACTATTGGACGAAGTCGGCTATTATGAATACGATCAAATTAAAGGAAGTCATAAACCTAGCAATAGCGGGAAAAAAGCAGGTTTATAATTTTGCTATTCAATTATTAATTCATATATTTGTATCAAACAAAACAACTACTACTATGAGAACATTACTACAAAAATTAAAGCCTGAAATTCGTGAACGGTTAAATCTATCTTTTAAAGATTTTCCTAATTCATGCGCTTCAATAGAACGCTCTTTAAATTACAATACTTCTATTATAACTTTGACTATAAATGAAGCTTGTACTTTGTTGAGTATGACTACAAATGAATTAATGACTTTCGGGAATGTGGAACGCTTATTTGAAGAAAAATAAAATGGGGAAATTAAAAGAATTATTTTTAAGCACTCGTATTCAGCAACTTGATCGAGATGAAATGATTGAAGAACAAATGAACAACGAATATGCTAGGCATTGTGAATTATCTCAAGCATGGAATACAGGCGAAAGAAATCCTATTGAAAGATCATTATTGGAATGGGAACATTTAGGAAAACCTACTAAAACAAAATAAGATGGAAGCAACTAAATTAAATGAATTATACAAAGCCAACGGTTTAACTGCAGACGATGTATTTAAGCATAAATTTTATACTATCATTTCTCGAAGTGGTATAGATAAAATTCAAGCTAACAATAATATAGTTATTCATTATGATTTGCTCTTTAATTCAGGAGATAATAAATGTATAATTATGAAAGCGACTGCCACTAGTGGGGATCAAACAATTCAAACTTTTGGGGAAGCATCTCCACAAAACAACTCAAACGGTTACCCTGTTGCTATGGCAGAAAAACGTGCAATGAGTAGGGCTGTATTAAAACTGACAGGTTTTTATGAATTAGGTCATTTTGGCGAAGATGAAGCTGAAGATTTTAAACGAAAATAAGATGGCAGCAAACGGTAGAGGTTGGCAACCACAAAGCCCATTTCAGGAAATTATCTTCAATACATATACGACTAAATCAAACGCTTGTAAAAGATTAGGTTTGGCTCAATTTACGATAGATAAACTCTTTAAAGATGAATTAAGATTAACGATCAAGCAACTAAATGCTTTATCATGGGATTCAAAACTAACTATTAAGGATATATTAAAAACGCTATGAAGGAAATAATTTTAGAAAGGAGTGCTAAAGCAAACAAAGTTTCAGTAGGAGAAATAGTATCACAAGGAGAAAAGCTATTTGTACGTGAAGCACGTGCTATGGTGGTCGGTGCTATGGACGAAGTAGGTTTATCTGATAAAGATATAAAAGAATCTATAAATCGTGGTAAGGCTGAACTTAAAGACCTTAGAGCAATGCACAAACAACAAATGAAACGAGGTGGTTACTATTCACAAGGCTACTTGGAAGTAATTTGTTATGTAAATGAACCCGAATTAAAAGAAAGCGACTACACAAGTAGAGAAGAACGATCATTACAGGCAGTCATTATGGGGCTGAAATCAGAAATTGAAGCATTACAAACTAAAATAATCCAATTAAAATGGTAATCAAAGGAACAATAGTAGAAATTAAGGACTTGCAAGTAATTTCAGACAAGTTTAAGAAGCAAGAAGTGATCTTAAAACAAGAAGGAGTAGAATATGACGCAGACATTCCTGTTGAGTTCATTCAAGATAAAGGAGTTGAACTTGTTAAAGGCTTGGAAGTTGGTCATACCTACGAAATAGATATAAACATAAGCGGTAGGGCTTGGAAAGATCGCTATTTTGTTAGTTTGAAGGCTTGGAAAGTAGCTAAAGTTGAAGCTGCTGTTGTAGAAACAGGAGATATGCCCTTTTAAACGGGTAGTAAATCTACTCAAATGGTTAAATTTAGAGGTGCTTTAATTAGTACCTCTATTTTTTTATATCAATTATTGCTTTTATATTTGTAAAAACTAACTAAGATTATGGAAAGGAATTTTAAGGGTATATGGATACCAAAAGAAATATGGTTAAGCAAAGATTTGACTGTAATGGAAAAACTATTGTTTGTTGAAATAAATAGCTTAGACAATAAGGAAGGTTGTTTTGCAGGGAACGCTTATTTTGCTGAATTTTTTAATTTAAGTAAAACTAGGATAAGTTTAATAATTAAAGGCTTGATTACTAAAGGCTACATAACTTCAACTTTAATATATAAGGAAGGTACTAAACAAATATTAAAGAGGGTACTTAACATAAGTTATATAGGGTATATAACAAAAGTTAAAGAGCCTATGCAACAAAAGTTAAAAGATAACAATACAGTTAATAATACAGTTAGTAATACAGTTAATAAAGGTAAAGAGGTAATTTATTTTATTGATTCAAATGTATCTAATTTATTCAAAGAATTTTTAGATTTAAGAATTTCATTAAAAGCAAAAAATACTGATCGTGCAATTAAATTAATAATGAAAAAATTAGAAGGATTACCTAAGGAGCTTCAAATAGAAATGTTAGAACAATCCATAGAAAATTCATGGAAATCAGTCTTCCCAATTAAGCGACAATTTAAAAGTCCTGCCAAACCAAGTTTAGCAAAGCAATATTTTCCTGATATGTTTAAAGATCCTTTTGCGACTGATTTGAAAATAGAAAATGATCAAAAATTAATTGAATAGTTGATAGTTTAAAAAATAACTATACATTTACAAAAACAAACAAGATGGAAATAGGAAAAATACCAAGTGATCAACTACTAAGTTTTTGTGGTATGACATTAAAACGCTGCTTATTCGAAATGAGCCAAAACAAAGATCAAGCGGATATTGTGATCATGGCAAATATCTTAATGACTGATCTAAATGAATCGTTCTACCGATTAACTAGGGAAGACGTGACATTAGCTTTTCATAAAGGAGTTCGTACAGGAGAACAATTAGCAATAAATCCAAGAACGTGGTGTAATTGGTTGAATTTTCAAAAGGTCAAATCGAACGCTACACGCATTAACTCTGCTCAGCTTAACGAGAAGATGTTAATTGATACAAAGTTCGGGAAAGTCGATAAAAAACAGGTCTTACTTGATTTCTTGACGCTTTGCGTAATAGAACCTTACGAAGAATTTTGTGAAGATAAAGAAATCAGCATACAAGGAGTGAATCAGATTTATATTTGGTTAGAAAAAAATGGATTTTTATTTGTAGGAGAAGAAGAAAAAGAAAAGATTTGGCGAGAAGTACAAGGAATGATTAAGCGAGGTAAAATGTTTGTTCAAAACAATTCAAAAAAATACCACCCTGTAATAATGTGCAGGGAGATAGCAATATTAAACCTCTTCAAAGACATGAAGGAAATGAAAGTAAACCTAAGAGAAGAAATTTTAAAGATGTTAGATAATGAATAAAGAAAAAAAGATAGTTACAAAAGATGCTTTTCGTTTAATGTTTGGTTATGAATATCCCGAACCATTGAGATACAGGAATCGTAAAAAGAAAATAAAAAATGAAGATTAAACATATAAAAAGGAAAAGGAAGGTAAGCGAGGAAGATGATCTGCAAACTGCGGTAGTAACTTATTTGAAATTAAAATACAAATCTTTATTTTGTGCTTCATTAGGTGGGCAGTATCAAAAATACGAATCTCAAAGAAGGAAAGCTAAGCGAACAGGATATAAGGCAGGATTTCCCGACCTATTTATTTATGAACCAAAAGGAATTTATAGTGGGTTAGCTATTGAATTGAAAACACTAAAAGGAACTCCTTATAAAAATAACGGAATGTATAAGAAAAAATATGATTTAGGTGGAGATAGGTATAATCAAACTGAATGGTTAGAAAATTTAAGGCTTCGAGGTTATCAAGCTCAATTTGTAGTAGGTTTTGATCAAGCAAAAGAAGTGATAGATAATTATTACAACCAATAAATTAGGTTTATATTTGTATAAACAAAAAACAAATTATGACAGCATTTGAGAAGTGGGTAGTTCAGCAAGGAACAAAAGCAGCGTATCTTAATAAAAAACCATTAAAAGAAACAATAGCTCAATTATTGTTTAGGGAATGTAAATACAATCAAAATCCACAAGCATTTGAAGTACTAGAATCCATAGGAGATAAATACTTTTCTAATTCTAGTTTTGATAAAGCAGCGATTTCATTAATACAAAAAAGTGAGTAAGCTACTTGAATGCTACACTAAAGCCCTATCGAAACCAAACAAGGTTTAATTTCAACACGATAGGCAAAGTTAAACCTTTGGGGTTTAAAAGTCAGCGTAGGTTGGGCAAGGGATTTCCCGACCTACTATGAACTAAAAATAACAAGATGACGCAAAAACTATTTATAATTACAGCCTTAATATTAATTGTAGCTTTCAAGCTATACGATAAATCAGTAAACAAATGAGTAAAGATTTGGAAAAGAAACCAACAGAAATAGCTTCGGCTATGTTTGAAAATTGGTTAAATGACTTAGAAGACAAGGAGCAACCTGAAGCGTGTTCTATTAATAATGAAGATTGTGAAGCTTGTGGATCGTAGTATAGAAGAAAAGGTGTGCCAAAGCATACGAGAAAGAGCTGAGATGGGGAAGAATAAATACGGAACCACAATGGAACGAAAAGACCTATCTATTAGGGAATGGTTAGCGCACGCACAAGAAGAAGCAATGGACTTAGCTATCTATTTAGAAAAAATAAAAAGTGTAATTGGCAATGAGTAGCACAATTATTGTATATTAGCAGTAAGAATTTCCACTTCTTAGTTGTTTTGATGGGGGTGAAGGGTCATAGCTTCACCTCCTTTTTTTATAACTAAGATTAAAAAACAACTATGAGAGGAATAATAAACCACACAATACTAAAAGGAATTAAAAAAGGTGCTAAATCTCATGTCATAAGGAGATATTTGTCTATTTATTACAATATTAAGATTGGGCATAAGGCATTTATTACAAGGTATGGAACAATTAAAAGACGTTATAGCAACACGTTATAGCGAAATAAGTAACATAGCCCTTAAAGTAACTAAGGGGAATAGGGAAGACGCACAAGACCTCACTCAGGAGGTTTATCTTATAATGCTCGAATATGACCAAAGCAAACTACTACAAATAGTGAGCAATGGTCATTTATTGTTTTGGGTAACTCGTATTATGCTAAATCAATATCAATCTTCAAAACCATCTGCGTTTAAGAAAAAACACAAGCCCTTAGCGATAGATGAAAACGCAATAGTAAGCGTATTAAAAGCGGACGATTTGCAGGAAGTTATAGATGAAGATGTAGAATACTATCGAAAGCTTTCTCTTATTAATGTAGCGATGGACGATCTTCATTTTTACGATAAAACTCTTTTTAGGGTTTACTATGAATCTGATCACACCATAAGGAGTTTAGCGAAAGTTACAGGGATAAGTACAACGTCAATCTTTTTAACTATCAAGAAAGTTAGAAATTATATAAAAGATGAAGTTAAAAACAAATAGGAAAACCTATCAGGATAGAATGAGCATTTGTAAAGTATGCCCTCACTTCCGTAAGTCATTAAGTCAATGCAAAAAATGTGGTTGCTTTATGAAAATAAAAGCACAAATAGCATTCACTAAATGCCCTGAAGGTAAATGGGATAGGGAAAATGATCTATCTAAAGATCAACTAAGTATATTAAAACGATTACTAAAACAAATCGGATCAGACAAAATAACTCATTCAGATAATATAGGGATCACTAACTTGTATAATGAGATATTTGGAAAGAAAAAGAAAGTATCTAATTGTGGAAGTTGTGTAGCTCAAACTATAAACGAATTAAAAGAAATATTAAAAAGCTATGAAGATTAAAGAAAGAAAGATACTAGACCTTAAACCTGCTGAGTACAACCCAAGGCAATTATCAGACAAACAGTACAAGCAATTAAAGAAAAGTTTAAAGACATTCGGTTGCGTTGAACCTGTGGTAGTAAATTCTAATCCTTTACGTAGAGATGTAATTATTGGAGGACATCAACGCTGCAAAGTATGGGCTGATCTAGGTAATGAATCTATACCAACCGTAGAGGTAGATTTAGATGAAGCGCATGAAATGGAATTAAACGTAAGGCTGAACAAAAATACAGGTGAATTTGATATGGACACTCTGTCTAGCTATTTCGATATGGATTCTCTTAAAGAATGGGGGTTCGAGGATTACGAATTTGGAGTGGTTCAAGACGAAGACGTAGCAGAAGAAAAGGAGTTTGATTTAGAAGATGAATTATGGTTTCTAAATATAGAATTTGAAGACGAAGCTGAAGCTCAAAGTTGGTACGAAAAATTGCTGATTGAAAACTTAAACATTAAAATAGTTCAATAATGATTCCAAAGAAAATAGAAATACTTTTAAAGTCAGACGTGAACAAAGAATTTAGATGTCAAGTGGCAGCAAATTCATTAGACATAGACGTAGAAAAGAAATCAATCCACCACCTGAAAATAGAAAACATTAATATTCCTAAAAAATGGAATGTTGGTTTGGTGTATGGGAATAGTGGTAGTGGAAAAACTACCATGATCAAACATTTATTTGGTGAAGATATTTTTGATGTCGAATTAGATGAAAACAAACCAATTATAAATCAGCTACCAAAAGATTTATCTTACGATGAATGCGCTATAATGCTGAATGGTATAGGATTGAATAGCGTACCATGTTGGATAAGACCTGTGAAAACTTTATCCAACGGACAACGAGCTAGAGCTGAAGCTGTTTATCTAATGACTAAATCTAAAGATGTTGTATTCATAGACGAATGGACTTCTGTTGTAGACAGGACAGTAGCAAAAGCAATGTCTTTATGTTTGAAAAAATACGCTACAAGAACAGATAAAAAAGTTATTGTTTGCTCTTGTCATTACGATATTATAGAATGGCTTAAACCTGATTGGTTGATAGATTGCAACAAACAACAATTTGAACTTCCAAAATCGGAAGCTTTTTTTTTTAAAGAACGAGAACAACTCCAATTTGACATTAGAGAAATCGACAGAAAAAGTTGGAAGTTTTTTAGCAAGTATCATTATCTAAGCGATAGGTTGGCAGGTGGTACCTTATACATTTACGGGTTATTTCATAACGAAGTACAAATAGGCTTTCAATGCTTTGCTAATTATGTACCGCATAGGAAAAACACTACAATTATATACCATTCAAATAGAACAGTAGTCCACCCTGATTACAATGGGTTAGGTTTAGGGATCAAACTAATAAATGAAACAAGCGAACTGCTAGCACAAAAGATAGATTGTAGGATCATGGCTAAATTTAGTAGTGTACCTGTATACAAAGCAATGTCTAAGCAAGCAAGTTGGAGGTATTTAGGTTTTAAAAGGAAAATGGGTGTAGAAAAATTAGGCGGATCAATGACAAGGAACGGTGGATTTAGAGAAAAAGGAGTTAAAACTTATAACTTTGAATATAGACAAAACAAAAAATAATGGGCATAATCATTCCACCTACACCAAAGAAAAGGAAAGTAAGACCTGAAATAAAACCTTCACCAAAAAAAGATTGCCTTGATCTTAGTGGGGGAGAAGATGATTTCTATATGTACCTATATTGGGGAGTGTTTTCTGCTTTCGTGTTTAGCGGATTATTAATATTGATTACTAAAATACTATGAGGAAGCACACCAAGATATACTTAGAATTTTTCAACTTTGACGAATGCGAATATATACCTTGTGAAGTATGTTCTTCACCTGCCCAAGACATTCACCACATCGAAGCTCGTGGCATGGGTGGTAGTAAGTTGAAGGATTATATAGGGAATTTGCAGGCGGTGTGTAGACCATGCCATATAAAGTACGGAGATAAGAAGCAATACAAAGAAATGCTTATAGAAATTCACATGAATTACATGGATAAATACGGAAAACAAAATTAAGATGGAAAAAAAGACTGATCAAAACCGAACTAAAATAGCTAAAGTAGAGATGCTCAAAGCATTAGAGAAAAACTTAGGAATAGTTACCAATGCTATTAAAATGGCAGACATAGGCAGGACACAATATTATACTTGGTTAAAAGAAGATCCCGAATTTGCAGACAAAGTAAAAGAATTAGATAATTTAGCTTTAGATTTTGCTGAAAGCAGCTTAATGAAGCAGATCAAAGAAGGGAATCATTCAAGCACTCAATTCCTATTAAAGCATAAAGGAAAGTCTAGGGGGTACGGAGATAAGTTAGATATTACAAGCAACAACGAATCTATTAAAATCAATATAGATCTTGGAGATAAGTCCTGAATTTACGAGTAAGCAGAAGGATTGTTTACGTTACCTATTTGATGAATCTACAAATGAAGTGCTATTTGGTGGTGCAGCAGGTGGAGGTAAATCGTGGGTGGGCTCTGCTTGGTTAGTTACAATGTGTTTAAGGTACCCTAAGACACGTTACTTAATGGGAAGGTCTAAGTTAGACGCATTAAAGAAAACCACGTTAAACACGTTCTTTGAGGTGTGTGGTGCTTGGGGTTTAAAGAGTGGAGAACATTATACTTTCAACGGATCAAGTAATATAGTTTCATTTACTAATGGATCAGAAATAATACTCAAGGATTTATTCCTTTATCCTTCAGATAGAAACTTCGATAGTTTAGGATCTTTAGAAATTACAGGAGCTTTCATTGATGAAGTGAACCAAGTAACTTATAAAGCAGTTAATGTAGTTCAATCTAGGATAAGATACAAGTTAGATGATTATGATATTATACCTAAGTTATTAATGACTTGCAACCCTGCTAAGAATTGGGTGTATACTGAATACTATAAACCTGCTCAATTAGGTACATTGAAATCCTACCGTAAATTCGTGCCTTCATTAGTTACGGATAATCAATTTATATCTAAGCATTATGAAAAGCAATTATCTAAATTAGACGAGGTATCTAAACAACGTCTTCTATTTGGGAATTGGGAATACGATGCTTCTTCTGATTCGCTTATTAACTATGACAGTATATTAAATCTATTCGATAACACAGGAGCTTCAGGTGAAAAATATATTAGTTGTGATGTAGCTCGTATGGGTGAAGATAAATCTGTCGTGATGTTATTCGAGGGCTTGCAGGTGGTAATGATCAAAACATTCGACAAGAATACTATCACCGAATTAGCTGATTACATTAAAAAAGTGCAAAGAGATAATCAAGTAAAGCTATCCAATATTATAGTCGATAGTGATGGTGTCGGTGGTGGGTTGCAAGATGTACTAAGGTGCAAAGGGTTTATTAACAACGCTTCACCAATTAAGAAGGAGAACTTTCAGAATTTGAAGACGCAATGTTACTATAAATTAGCCGATCTAATTAACAAAGGGCAGGTAGGTATTACTATTAGAGATGTAGATATTCGTAAACACATAACCGAAGAATTAGAACAGGTAAGGACGAAGGACATAGACAAAGATGGTAAATTAAAGATAGTGCCTAAGGACGTGGTTAAAGCGGTAATAGGACGATCACCTGATTACTCAGACGCTTTAGCTATGAGAATGTTTTATGAGTTACGTTCTAAGGTTGGAAGGTATGCAGTTAGGTAGACTAATATATTTGTTGTATGTTTGTGGAAACTAAAACAATACTAAGATGAATGAATCACAAACGATAACTTTAG